CGATCACGTCAGTGTAGGCATCGCCAGCCGCGTTGTCGGGGCCAGGAGCGATGTCGATGATTTTGACGGCCAGCGTGTTCGTGGTCGCAGCGGAAGACGCGGCCAAAGACACGGTGGAATTGCCGGTAACAGTACTGCCACCAAAACCAGTGAGCGGCGCGTTGAGGCCGACAGCGGTGTAGGCGATAGAGCCGTTAGCCTGCACCATCATGCGAACGTCCGGGTCGGTCACGACTTCAAGCGTGATCGCACCGTAGGCGCTGTAGGAGGTGTAGCCGTTGGCAGGGAAATACTGCGTGTACTGGGGGCGACCGTTCTGGTCGGTCCAGTTGGCACCAATAAAGATGCCCCACGGGGTATTGCCGTTGCGGGTGGTGGTAGGCGTAGCGGCAACGGGAGTGGCAACGCCGACTCCGACATTGACGATATCACCGTTGAAAAAGCCGGTGGCAGTGTTAGCGCCGAGAGTGACCATCGTCACCTGACCCTTAACACTGCCGCCAACGTCGTAAATAGGCTTGAGCCCATACGGAGCAGCGGTAGCTGACATTTACATTCTCCAGGAGTTGGAGAACCTGCTTGCTTTAGTCGTCAGCGAAGTCGACAGTCCTTCCAGATTGGAAGGTGGTCTTCGATGAGTCCTCGACCTTGCCGTGGCGCGGGTCGATACCTTGGGCTTGCTGGCTCTTTGCGACTTGATGTTGAGCGCCCCGGATTTGCCGCTGAGTCAGATCATCATAGTACTGTAGCCGCCCTTGCGATACATGAGTCGCTCGCTGACAAAGCATCAGATCGCCAATCACCACGTTGCCGGACGGATCCGGAAACACAGTGTCAGGCTCAACCAATACGTCGGCGCGATTCTCAAACTTGACAGGCTCGTAGCCGTCTCGTTTGTGCTTTCCCATGTTGCCGGGGTCTTCGACTCCCGCTTTGATGCGGAAGCGACACCACCGGGCGGTCCAGTCCGGATGTTTCTTGACAAATGGCAGTTTGCCGGGAGGCCGGTACTCGTACTTGCGCAAGTCTTGCTCGCGTGATTCAAGTGCCCGGTCGCCAGTAATCGCGTTCACGGGAGTGGAAATCGGGGATCTGGGTGCGATGGCCATATTATCCTCTCTTCGCGAACTTCGCGTAATCTTCCAGCGGCACACCGAGTTTCTTTGCGATGGCTGCTTCACTGGCGTTCAGGATGATTTTGCGTGTACCATTAGTCGCACTGGAGGTGCGCGGTGCCGTGGCCACGGGAGGGCGGCTAAACTGTCGTGCGGTCGTTTGGGGCTTGGCGTTGTCAGTCATTGCGCTAGCTTCAAATCGCTCCGGGAATGTCTTTCGCATTTCTGCGTTGATCCGATCATAATAAGTTTTGGTTCCCTCTGCAACCCCTTCTTCTATAAGGTCTTGCGAGATAGCTACAGCGCGGCGCTGCATCTTACGATCTTCGAGGAACCATTGGTTGTTTTGCAGCCAGTCCACCGTCTCAGGCGGTAACTGCGTTTCGGATTGCTGGCGTTGCGGCGGGGGAGGTGGCTGGAACGCAGCTTGCGGCTGAAACCGTGCGATGTCCGCTCGCTGCTGAGTGATCTCAGCCAGCCTGCGGTTCGCTTCGACTTCCTTGTCGATGTCGGCAGACTCGCGGGCGGCGGCGAAATCGCGCTGTACGGCGGTGATCTGCGCTTCACGAGCGGAGAGAGCTTCACGCTGGAGACTCTTCTGGAGTTCTTCCTTCTCGCGGCTCAACTGCTCGATGACGTTCTTCGCTCCATTGGCGTACTCGAAGAGAGCCTGCGCGTTGCGCTTCTCTTCTTCAAGCTGCCGCTCGCGCTCGCGAACGTGGTACGTCAGCGTCTCGAAACGCTTCTTAATGGGACGCGGGAACTTCTCGATGTCCTGGGCGTCTTCTTCTTCCTGCTTGCGGATCGCCTCTTCGTCGAACGCGGGGCGGTCGGAAGTTGCGTCGGCTTCGACCTCAACCTCAATCGGCAATTCCTCTTCGGTACCCTCTATGATGATCTCGTCTTCCATTACATGTTCCTCCGCACGAGGTCAGGGCAAGGGACAACGGCGGTCACGCAGGCGTCAGCAACCAAGCGGTACTCCTCGGCTTCCGTGTTACTGCCAACCAGCATACGCTGGCCAGCATACGGAGCCATGATGATCGTGTCGCCTACCTTACAGCGAGGACCGGCAGGGAAGTTCTCAGGCGGATTTAAAAAGCACTCCGGCCCAAGCAGGATGACTTCCGCCAAGGGGCAGGCGTGCTGCTCGTCGGCGATGCGGCTTTCAGGGACATAGAGAAGGCTCTCTTTGCTCACCTTTTCGCTCAGCTTCCGCATCTTCACGAGCATGTACGGCCCGCGAGGTTGGGGAAGGTCTTCAATCGCCACATCCGATATGGTGCGGATGGGCTCTAACACTGTACTCATATTGCAGTGTCCTCCATTTCTTCTTCGTCTGGTTGCTTCGACAGGACTTCATCGAACTCTTCGAGGGACATCCGCAACCCGTAGATGATCCCACATGCGCGGCGATATTGCTCGATGGTTGCACATCGATCGTCGGACAACATGTCCGATTGCACCGCGATTTTCTCGTTGATGGCGGCGTGAAACCTAGTTCTGAGGGAAGCCACGCTGCATCTCCTCAATCCGCGCCAACTTCTCAGCGATCTCAGCGTTTACACGCTGCTGATCAAGCATGAACTGTTGGTGCTGTAGTTTCAACTCCGCCAGAAATTGTTCGTTCTTATCGATCGCCGACTCGGACGCCATGCGCTCGTTCGACTTGATACGCTCGCGCTCCGTAGCCTGCTGCTCGGCGGCTTTCTGCAAGCCAGCCTGTAGCTTCATCTGCTCGATCTGCGGCTTCTGCTTGAGCGTCTCCGCCTTGATCTGCAACTCAGCCTGCTGCATCTGGAGGACAGGATCCTGCGCCTTCTCTTGCGCTTCCTTGGCGGCGGCTTCCGCTTGGTGCTTACCCGCCAATCGGCGAGCGGCTTCAGCGATGGCCGGTGCGATATTCTGCTCGATCTCAGGCGGCATCGGCTCGTCCATAGACGGAAGAGGAACGCCAAGTTCGCGAGCCATGTCCTGCCGATACTTGAACCCATAATGCTCCGCGTAGTGCGACTGAGCGGCGGCGAAGATCGCGTTGGCATTGGGGTTCTGGCCCAACGCGGCGGCGGTCGCTGGATCCTTGATGTAGGCTTCGAGGATCTGCATGTGCTGCTCGTGCGGTTGCCACTCGTACACCTTAACCGGCTCCATCTTCGTGATCATCTGGTTCTCAGTGACCTGATCAAGCGGCGGGATGGCTTCCTTATCCGGCACGATACGATCAGCGTCCCGAATGCCAAGAACTTCTAGCATCTTGCGGTGCAGCAGCGGCAGGTTGTAAATCTGCGGCGCGGTAGCCGACATCTGGATAGCCGACTGATACTGCGTGACCCGCTGCGGCAGGGTCGCCGCGTTTGGGTCGCTGACTGGCAGGACGTCGATACGGTCGTCGAAGTCCGACTTCTTGATCTCGCGCGGTCCATCTACCTCGTAGTCGTAGGAGTCCTTCTTCGAGTCGCGGATAAGGCGAGCGAGAATTCTGAACTCCAGCCGCATCGAGTTGTGAAGGCGAGCCTGGACAGCGCTCATCACCTTCATCGCCCGATCCATGATCGCAAGCGTCGTACCTACGGGTGCCTGCGCGGAAACGTCGCCGATCTCAACGTCAGCGATCGAACCCAGCTTCCTACCCTCTTCAACTACGTTCTGCAACAACGCAAGCAGCACGGTAGACGGATCCTTGTACGGCAACGGCATGAAGGACTCGGATAGCTTCATCCCGCTCACATCCGCTTCACGCCACTCACCGGGGCGGATCGGAGACGAGTCGCCCTTCATTCGCAGGCCCTTGGCTTTCAGGCCACCGGGCAAATTCGACAGCGTGCCAGCGTCGATCAACTGGCGCAAGATCATCGTCGCCGCTTTAGCTGACGCGCCGATCAGGTGAAGTAGGCCGTATCCGTAAAACCCAAGTCCAGGAACGTAGGAGTAATCGACGTACCACAGGATCTTCTGTTTATACGGATCATCTTCCCGCCAATTGCGATAAAGACCAATGACCGTTCCGCCTGTATCGAGAGTGACGATATACGGAAGTGCGATTCCGTCCTCATCTTCTCCAATATCGATATCGGCATGGCACTCGTAGAGTTCAACCTCTCCCTCAAGCGTCGGAGGCGGTTCTTCCCGGTTGATCTCATCTTTCTTATCCTGCAACGACGACGGAATCGGGATAGACTCGTCAACCGGGGTGTCCCGGTAGAACCCGCTGACCTGCAATTTGTGGAGTTCGTTCTTCGAGATCGTGAACATCTCGGTGTAGCGCGGCGACTTGCGCAGCGACACAGCACCGTATGGGACGATAAACTTCTCAGCAGGTACGTAGCGGGCAGACGGCTCCCCAGTGATGGGATCCGGATACAACTTGCGAAACGCGGAGCCACAGGTGGCAAGACCGAACAGGAGCTTTTCAGTCTCCGGTCGGTAGTCTTCCATCTTCTCGACGAGTTGGTAGTTGAACTCAGCCACCACTCGCTGCGCCTGCTTCTCTCGTTCCTCGGTGATCTCGCCGATAATGTCGGCTTTCGCAGGGCCAGACGGAGGGAAAATCTCCATGATGGCATTCGACTGAAAGCGGACGACAGCCTCCGGAATCAGAGTCGAGAACAAGCCACATGCACCAGACCACGGGACAGTCATCTCCTCGGTCTTCATGCCAAGAAGATTCAGGCCCTTGCGGTAGGCGTCTTCCCAGTCCTGCCGCGACACTTTGTCAGCGTCGATATCGGATATGAGTTGAGTCCCGATCTCGCGCAGCTTGGCTTCATCCAGCGTCAGCGCGAGATTGGCATCAAACGCGACAGGCTCAGGCGGCGGTTCTTCCTCGTAACCGAACGAGCCATCCTCGAACTCCTGCAACTCACCCTCGAAGACGGGTTCCTCGACCGTCTCTACCTCAACGGATAAAACCGGCTCGTCTTCGATCGGGGAAATGCGGTCGAACATTTAGTTTAGTTATACCACGGCGGCGGATACATCAACCCAGGTTATAGAACGACATCGGGGCCACCTTATCTTCCTCGTTCTCCTCTTCGTCTGTCTCGAACCGGATGAACCCGCCTTCGCGGAATTTCGCTAGCGCCTGGGACACCGTATCCACGTAATCGTCGTACTGCCCGTTCGGGAACTCAGCGCACTCCTCGATCACTTCTTCCGCCCACGCCCGCTTGGGAGCCCACACGAGGCCAGAGGTGAACATCTCCAGGATTCGGTTGACACGCGATATCTTGTCGTTCGACGCCATGTACTGGTTGCCGACCGGGCGGTACGCCGTCACCGGAACGCCGGTCGCCCGCAACTCTTGGATCAACTGGATGCCAGCGCTCTTGTTTTCGACGAGCAGGCAATCGGGGTGACCGTCCTTTACGGTGTTCCTGTACTTCCGGATAACAGCTTTCTTCAACTCAGGGAAGTCCCACTTTCCACGCTCGGCATCAATCAGGATGATGTTGTAAACTCCCTTATCTTCCTTCTCAGAGGTGCGGAATACGCCCCATGTAGTGCAGGCGGAGTAGTTTGACTTGTCGTTCCCGGTCGCCGCCATGTCCCATGACTGGATAACGAACTCGCAGGTAGGGGCTTTCTTCCCATCCGGCCAACGCTTCCAGTAATCACGCTTCATCGTCGACACGACGTCGGCACTGGGATCCTGCTGGTACATCGAGTTCCAACGCCACGCGCCACCGGGCTCGGACATCATGGTTTCGCGGAGTTGAATCACGGCGGGAGTGGGCCAAAACTCAGGCCACGTCGAGCGCCACTCAGAGTCGCCTTCTGCGTTCTTATATTCTTCCAGGGCGGGAAGAGTGATCACTTCCCACTGCTGCCCGTTAAGATTTCGCTTGGCGGCATCGATCAACCGCCCAGTCAGATCATGCCGCGACCATCGCTGCATAACGACTAGGATTGACCCACCTGGGTGCAATCGGCTAAGAACTGATTGGTACCAGTTCCACGCCATGTCGTAGTCTTCTTTTGACGGCGGTTCCATCTTGCCGTCTGTTGACTCGCGCTCACTGTGGACGTCATCGAGCACAAGTAGATCCGCTCCGCGACCATATACGGTCGATCCTACGCCGCCTGCAAAATACTCCCCTTTGTAGTTTGTTCGCCACTTATCCTTGGCTTGCGCGTCCTTCGACAGCTTCACGCTCGGAAATACTTCCTGGTATTCTGGCGTGTCTAATAGGTTTCTGATCTTCGCGCCGAAGTCAGTCGCCAGCGTTTTTACGTTAGAGATCATCATAATCTTCTTTTTTGGGAACCTGCCGATAAACCATGCAGGGAAAAGATATGATGTGCGCTCTGATTTACCGCGACGTGGAGCGATGTTGATGATAATGCGAACTGGTTCACCTTCAGCAATCCGATGGAACGCGCTCGTCAGTACGTCAAAGTGCTTGCCGGGTAGGTCATCCGGGTTGATCCGTTTAACAAACTCCGCGAAATCCAACCGAGCCCGCGCCACACCGAACCGCTTCGTCAGCGTGGCGACCATCTGCGCCACCTTTTGGCGCGTCTCAGGCGGCATTGCCTCAATCTTCTGGCGGATCTCCACGTCAGTGAACTTGCCGCCCATCAACTCGCGCATCCGATGGAACTCGGCTATGTCTTCGCGAGCCTTCGCGTCCTCGTCTACGAATACCGGAACCGGCTCACGCTTGGATCTTGCCATTATTTACTGGTATACCACTCATCTGCGCAACCGGGCGGGCGCAGGCAGGGGGTGCGGGTGGAGGAAAGCCACTGCCGATTCAGGCTATCAAACCTATCCCACAAGTGGTGCGTGTAAAACGTTCCATCGACAACTCGCCACGCCGCCTCATTCACCGATGACGCTGACGGCGTAGGCAGGTTGGTCGAGTAGTCGATAAACACCTCGCGCGTGTTTTGGTCGACCCTAACAAATTGGCACTCGGCGTCCTCTGGCACCGGGAGACGCAAGTTCTTTGCCGTGAAAAGTATGGCGTCTCCGGTAATGGAGATGGTTTGGATGGTCATCGAGCCTCCTCCTCGCACTCCAGAGCGTCAACATAGCGCCAGTAGTAGATGGCTCTATTGGCTATCCACAACTCAGTGGCGTATCGTAGCCCAAATAAGGTAGCTACCTTATCGAACTCTTCCTTCGTCATGGCGTTTCTACCTCGTATGGGTCGGCGGCTGGCTCTGAATACATCTTCAGCCCGCCTCCCTCGACAAACTTCTTCGCGTACTCAAGCGACACGCATTGAGATTGATTTTTGCCAAGCATATTATCGCCAACCATGGCGTAGAACTCCTTCGGCTCATCTTTGCACTCGACTACATACCAAAGTATTTTGCCGTTTGAATCGCGATACCAATGGTGAATGGAGTGCGTTGCGTTGGTTGGGTCGCCCCACTTCCCCTCTCTCACCCTCTCCCCACTTCCCGCCACCAAGCGGCATCTTTCTTTTCAGCCGCATCCAGCGCAGCCCGCTCGCCAGCTAGGATAGCGCGGCGCTCGGCGAGCATGGCGTCGAGTGGGTGCCAGCGGCCCCACATGTCACTCTTCGCCCATGGGCTGCTTTGGGAGCGGGAGGGGTTGAAGAATGTGTATCTGTTCAGCATTGGCCTATTAAACCGGAGCATCCTTTCGCTTAACCATGCGTGCTGAGCCTTTTCCCACAGTAAGTAATCGTCGTAGCTTGCCAGCACGCCTAGGTCGCTACGATAAAAAAGCACTCGCATCTTCTCGTACTCTGGGTACCAACTCATCACTTCGCCACTCCTTTATACTTCTCTTCCATCTTGTTAAACTCCTCCTGCCAGTGCGCGTCGGGCTGGCCGTCCGTACATGGAGGAGCCATCCAATCAGCGGCTATGGTGATCCCCAGGTAGCAGACGCCAGCGCCTAGCGCTAGGAGGAGGAGGTCTTTGCGGGTGATCATCTATTGAAATCCTACCCTATCTGTTGTACCATTGCAACTGTGGCGATAAATAAACCAGGGCCAAAGCCCAGACAATACGAGTGCGGCATGTGCAAGAAGATCATGTCCGCCCGAGAGTGGCAGAAGCACCCACCAAAGTGCCTAGCGAGGCCAGTAAAATGAACACCCTAATCATTATCGCCGCCGTTATTGTCGGCGTCTGGGGTATGGCGAGGAGCCGCGAAAAATGACCAACGAGCAAAACGCCCGCATAGCCTCCGCCCTCTGCGGCTACGAAGTCCAAGTCTCCCCCGCTGGGAAGTGGTACGTGGTGACTGGGGATGAGACGAAGTCGATGCCGGACTACGATGTCGACAGCGCAGAAACGCTATCGACGGTGGAGGCGCTGTGTAAGAGCAGGGGATGGCGAGTTGAGGTGTTTAGCCTCGGCAATCGGTACCATGCGTGGATTGAGTCGGTCAACAAATACGGCCCCACTATCACCTCCGCCCTCGCCCACTGCCTGCTCCAGATCGCGGAGGGGGAATGACCCCTATAGCCTTCGACCTCTGCTGTGGATCCGGTGGATGGGCCTCAGGCCTTATGCAGTCAGGATGGCGCGTCGTCGGCTATGACATAGACCCGCAACCACTCTACCCTGGCGAGTTCTATCAGCGAGATGTAAAGACCATACAGCCAGAGGAGTTAACGGGCGTGACACTGATCGTAGCCTCGCCACCATGCGAGCAATTCTCCCGACACGGGATGCCGTGGACGCGGAAGCGTAATCCACCGCCGCCGGACACTTCGATTGTCGAGCACGTTCGATGGCTGGCAAAGGAAACCGGGATCCCGTTGGTGATGGAGAACGTGAAGTTTGCCCAAGCGTTCATCGGACCAGCGAAGGCTCACGTTGGACCGTATTACCTATGGGGGAATGTGCCCTCTCACCCACCTTCGATCGGCAAATTTAAAAAGAAGGAAAGCTATGGGAGCAAGAATCGGCTCGACCGCGCACGGATACCAGATGTAGTCGGCAAGTGGATAGGAGAGGCGTTTATGCCGATAGAGTGCTTCAAGTGCCAGTATGTTTTTGACTCGCGCTGTGGAATGTTTGGATGCCCGAATTGTCATGGAGAAGGAATATGACCACCTCACCAAAAGGCATCGCCCTTATCAAGCGCTTCGAGGGTCTGCGCCTCAAAGCCTACCTCGACCCCGTGGGCGTGGCCACGATAGGTTATGGGCATACCTACCTAGTCAACATCAACGACCCAGCCATCACCGAAGAAGAAGCTGACCGGCTATTAACTGAAGACCTCAAACTGTACGAGAAGCCAGTGGCCGAGATGGTCAAAGTGCCGATCAACCAGAACCAGTTCGACGCGCTGGTGTCGTTCGCATTCAACCTCGGAACGGCGGCGCTGCGTGGGTCGACGCTGCTGAAGAAACTGAACTCCGGTCAACCTTGCGCGGAGGAGTTTGATCGATGGATTTTTGCTGCCGGTAAGGCGTTGCCTGGATTAGTGCGGCGGCGTGCCGCTGAACGGAGGCTCTTTGAAACCCCTACTTCTTCCCCGTCACATCCTTAGCCGCTTGCGTGCCGATGTTCCCAAGCGTAATCGGCTTTCCAGACGCCGCCGTCTCAGCCAAAGCCTTGACGCCAACCACCACTGCTTTTTTAATCCACGACTTGAATCCCATGACTAATCTTACCCCCGCCCACCTAGCCCTCTCCAAGAAATTAAAAGACCCCAAGCGGCTAGCGAAGTTGCTGGAGGCGCTGCGGGAAAATAAGCCGCCTTGGGTTGTGGGGGTCGCGGAAGACGAAACATTGGTGAGGGAGACGCTGGGGTATATGGGGATAACGGTATGAAAGCACCATTTGTTGTGTCATATGGCGGAGGCGTTAACTCCGTCGCCATGCTTGTCGGCTTCAAAGAGCGCGGTGAAACACCTGACCTGATCATCAACTCCGACACTGGCGGAGAAAAGCCAGAAACATACAGCCATATGCAGATCGTTAACGCATGGCTGCGGTCAATTGGATGGCCAGAGATCACGGTGGTGTCCGTAGCTGACAACCCTAACGCGGTAGCGAAAACCCTAGAAGCACAATGTCTTCGCAAGGAAACGCTTCCGTCTATAGCGTATGGGTTCAAGACGTGCAGCCAGCGGTGGAAGGCTGACCCGCAGCGCAAGTTTTTTAACAACTGGGAGTTCGCTCAGCCAGCTCTCAAGGCTGGACTGAAGATCCGCCAAGCCATCGGCTACGACGCTGGAGAGTCCCACCGCAGCCTTATGGCTGATCCAAAGACGGAGTTTTTCTTTCCTTTGCGAGAGTGGAACTGGGGCCGCAAGGAGTGCATCGCGGCGATTACTCGCGCTGGTCTTCCGGTCCCGGTTAAGTCCGCGTGCTTTTTTTGCCCGTCATCCAAGAAAGGCGAGATCCTAAAGCTCCGCCGAGAGCACCCCGACTTGTTTGATCGTGCGGTCGCGATGGAACGCAACGCGCAGTCAAAAAACACAGCAGTCAAAGGACTAGGGCGTAACTGGTCTTGGGAGTCCCTGGCGGCGGCTGACGACGCGCAGATGAAGATGTTTACTGACGTGATCGATACCCCTTGTGGATGTTTTGATGGGGAGGAGGACGTATGAGCAACCGCAAACGCCAACCACCCGGCTACTGCACCGAATGCCAGCAGGAGTGGCCTGCGGATGAGATGAGTCTGTACTCAGAGGGGCTTTGTTGGCGACATTGCCAGCACCCTTGCAAGCGCATTGAGACGAAGCAGGAGCCGAGGGTGCAGGGGAGTAGGTGAGTCCGCTCAATAAAACTGTTTCAATTATTGATACGTTCGTGATATTCTTTTCCAAACGGGACTGATCCCCCGTTGTCGTTCTGCCGACTTGGAATCGAGGCCGGTCACCCCGGCCTCACCCTTATAAGCAGAACGGCTGATTCCAGGCAAAGCAGGTACACCGAATTGAAGCCAAAAGAGCTTCTGAATACTCGCGTCCGAACTAAAGAAGCGGATGTCGTAAAGCAGTGCGTTGAGCACATGCACGCCATAGGCTGGAGGCCCAGGCGAAATCACGTTGGTACTTTCTACACAAAACACCATACACTTATCGCCATGGGAGAAGACGGCGAGCCAGATTGGACTTTTGTTCACCCGAAGAACCCAGCGGTTTGGATAGAGTTCAAAAAGCCGGGTGAGTCGCCTAAAAAGCATCAGTTAGAGTTTATGGCGAAACTTCAGCATCTAGGCTATCGAGCCGGATGGGCTGACTCTTATTCGTCATTCCTTTCTCTGTTGAAGGAATGGGGTGTCTCGTGAGGCAAACGCTTCGTCCTTTTCAAGAGAAGGCTATCAATGAATTAAGAGAAGGCGTCAGGCGAGGGATAAAAGGCCAGCTTCTCGTAGCCCCCACAGGCGCTGGCAAGACTACTATCGCCGCCTTCCTTATTGAGTCTGCTGTCAGTCGCGGTGGCCGAGTCTTATTCATCGCCCATCGCAGGGAACTGATTTACCAGCCATCCAAGCGGCTCGACGACATGGGTATAGACCACGGCATTGTGATGGGTACTCATAAGCGCAATAAGCCACACCTTCCGGTTCAGGTTGCCAGTGTTCAGAGCCTGATGAATCGAGACGTGTACAATCTGCCATCGCTCATAATTATTGACGAGGCGCACCGGGCTCGCGCCGAGTCTTATCAGGCCGTTCTTCAGGCAATGGGGAACCCGGTGACAATCGGACTTACTGCCACTCCTTGTAGACTTGACGGCAAAGGTCTTGGTGGTACTCTATTCCAACGCATAGTGGAATGCCCTCAAGTGGCAGAGTTAACTGAAATGGGGTTCCTTGTTCCAGCTATTACCTATGCTGGCAAGAAGCGCAATATGTCAGGATACAAAAAGACTGGTGGTGATTACCGGCCAGAAGACGTAGCCGCCGAGATGAACAAGCCAGAGTTAATCGGTGATGTGGTTAAGGAATGGCTTGAGAAGGCTAAAGGAAGGCCGACGATCGCGTTTACGTCGACTATCCCTCACTCTAACGCACTAGTCGAGGAGTTCAAGAAAAACGGAATCACCGCTGAACATGTCGACGCAAAAACGCCATCTGACATTCGAGACACGATCATCGGTAGATTGTCGTCCGGTGAAACGCAGGTTGTGTCTAATGTCGGCATTTACGACGAAGGCGTAGATTGCCCTGCTGTATCTTGCATCATCGATGACGCAATCACCGCTTCTCTCGTAAAGTATCTTCAGCGCCGTGGGCGCGGGCTGCGTCCACATCCGGGGAAAACGAACTGCATAATTCTAGACCACGCTGGGAATGTTTACTTTCCTGGACACGGACTTCCATCGACTCGACGAGAGTGGGAGCTTGATGAAGACAAGAAAAAAAAGAAGTCGGCCTCGCCTGAGTTTTCAGATAACTTCAAGGTTTGCCCTGAGTGCAAAATGCTGCATGGCATGGCGAAAGTCGTGTGTGATTGCGGTTATGTGTTTTCAGTCAAATCGCAAAACTTCAAGCACGCCGAAGGTGAGTTAAAAGAAATCACAGCAGATGAAATTGTAGTTGTGTCAGAAACGCATAAGAGGAAGCAGTACGCATGGTATCTGTTGCAGCAGCATACCAGAAGCAAGAGAGATGGATGTCCTTATAGTGCAGGCTACGCCTTCGCAAAATACAAGGCAGAGTTCAATGAAAACCCAAAACGCGGATGGCGCAATGAGTGGCTTGAAAAAAACCATGATTTAGTAGAGCAAGACAAAGATAGAAGATCACAGTGGGCTGAAACAGCTCAAACTCAGGAAGTAGCCCAATGAAAACCACCGCATCACCCCTCCTCGAAGCAGCCCTCGCCTATGCCCGCCGTGGCTGGAGAGTGCATCCACTGAAGAAGCTGGATAAGACCCCAATCTCTAAAAACGGCTGCAAAGACGCCACGCTTGACGAGCAGCAGATACGAAAATGGTGGACTACTTTTCCAGACGCCAACATCGGTCTGGCAACCGGATACGACTTCTTTGTCATTGACGTAGATCCTGACGGTATGCAGTGGATGGAGGCTAACGAACTTCCCGTGACGGTCGAATCAGTAACCGGTCGGCAAGGCAGGCACCTTCTCTATAAAATGCAGAACGCCACGATCGGCAACTCCGTCAGCCTGCTATCCAAAGGCGTCGACGTTCGTGGTGTTGGCGGATATATCGTTGCCCCGCCATCGCAAACTCTCATCTGTACTTCCTGCGGACAGACGCCAGACAAACATAAAGCCGGTTGCGACAGCAAGGAAACGCGAGTTTCTCCGTACCAATGGGTCGATTGCGACGATGACGTGCCAGTAAACGAGTGTTCAGAGGCTCCTCCGTGGCTTTTCGACGCATGTGTAAAATTTTCAGCTCCATCTGAAAATAAAACAAAATTTACACTTCCAGACCGGATCATGCACCCAAAACAACACATGACGCTCTGGAAATACGCCTGCTCGATACGGGCGTCGACCATGAAAACCGAGGATGAAATCTACGAAATGGTATGGGAGGCATCCCAAAGATGCGAGGAGATCCCGCCATCGAAGAACGTTCGCAAGATCGTCACGTCGGCCTGTAAATATCCGGCTGGGCTATCGCCTGACTTCGCTGAGAAAGCGATGAATAAATTTCTGAAGACGCTGGACCATGAGCCTGGACAGAAAAATCCGCCCCCTGAACCAGAAGAACCAGAAGAAGAAGACGACGGATCCGCCAAGCCAAAACTCCACCCGAACAAACTTGCCGCCGCGATACTGAAAGACGTAAATATCATTAACGTCTGCACGAATCTGTACGAGTACAGCGAAAACCACTGGCAGATGATCAATAAATCACGCCTCCGCGCCCTCGCTATGGAATACGATTCGCAGGTTTGGACATCCCAGAAGCGCCGAGGAGAAGTCGCCAGCTTTATAGAGGACGAAACCCACCGATCTACGCAGGAGTGGCGTCGTCTTCAGCAGTGGGAAGTCCCCGTAGCCAACGGGGTCGTCGATATTCGTTCGATGTCGCTACGCCCACACCGGCCAGAGGACTACCTTCAGGCTTGTTCTCCTGTTCCGTTTTATCCGGACGCGCTCACAAGCGAACTTCCGCGCTGTATGGACACCTATTTTAAGAACGACCCCGAGCGCGAACTGAAAATTGCCGCGTTACAGGAGTTTTTCGGCTACTGCCTGATGCCGCACGCTCGGTACAAAAAAGCCCTCCTGTGCGTTGGCGAGTCCGATTGCGGGAAATCCATGATCGCGAAAATTATCCGGATGCTGGTCGGAGATCGGAATACCTGCGCTGTCGGCGTTGAGGATATGGACGATCCCAGGAAAAGAGCCCCACTGCTTGGAAAGATGGTCAACATCCTTAGCGAACTCACCTCAAACTCCATGATCGCCGACGGCGGCTTCAAAACCCTCGTCTCCACCGAGGAGCCAATTCTATTCGACCCGAAGAACATCACGCCGATCATGGACACGCCGATTTCAAAGCATGTGATCATCACCAACATCCTTCCGGCAATCAACGATCGAAGCTGGGGAACGTACAATCGGCTGCTCATCATATCGTTTTTGAATATCATCCCCCTGCACCTGCAAGACCGGAACATCGAGGATAAACTGGAGCGCGAACTCCCTGGGATCCTCCTCTGGGCGCTCGAAGGGGCGCAGAGGCTGTACCACAATAAGGGCGTTTTCACCTCCGCTGGCGTCGAGGAAGTGAAGAGATACCGCAGGCAGCAAGACCCGATGTCTGGGTTTTTGTCTGACGAATGCGTCGTCGGAGCAGACCAAAAATGCCATCTTCCGGACCTTCGCGATGCGTTCTCAAAGTGGGTCGGGAAGCAGGAAGACCCCCGTAGGTTCGCCGAAAAAATCCGGGCTCAAGGGTTTGAAGTAACCGAAAACCCGCAGTGGATCGGAGATTCCAAGAAGCGGGTCGTTCTTGGCCTTAGTCTTCGGAAGCGGGACGTGCGAGGCGAACTCAGCGAGTCTGACGACTCCGAGTAGCCATCCTTGGAAACCAGCCAAACCCCCACCACGGCACGGTGGGGGTTCCTTTTTGGAACGCCATGGATGCCATTTGGAACGGCTTGGGACGCATGACGCGGGACGTTCCAAGTCATAGAAAACACAACCACTTAAGTGCCACTGGAACGCCTGGAACGCATATCCGGCACAGGTGCTTTTACCCTCTCCCGCATCCCTCTCCTATACTCTCTCTCTCTTATATATATTGTATTTACTATTACTATTTATCCGTTCCATGAATTCCAATGGTATATAAGTATAGGAAAAGAAAGGAGTTAGCTTGGGACGCATGATCCGATTATGGGTGCCGCATGCGGGACATGGATTCCAGCTGGCTGTTTTTGCGCTAGAACGCCCTACAGCGAACGACAAGCGACTACCCACCTGCTACCACGTTAAGGTGAAACGAAACGCCTGTAGCGCGATTATAGTCAGGGTATTCGGCTATCCTGTGAGCCGAGTTCACCCGCGATCGCAGTCGGTTTCCAGGAATTTTTCCCCAAAAAATTTTCACACGTTGGGTGCTTTTCAAGCCATAGGTTTTTTGGGGTAATACCATATGCGCGGGCGAGGGTGGTCGCGGGAACAGGGGGGTGGCCTGGGGGTGGGGGTCCAGATTTGCGGCCGGGTCGGAAGCGGGGTCGGGTTGAGCTGGCGATAGTCGCGCGTCCCCTCTCACCTGGGCGAAGCGCGACCATAAACCTATACCTTATGGTTCGCTGGAATCAGGCTCAGTAAACTCAACACTTGCAACGCTTGCGGATTCTATTTGCTTAGGGGTTTTAGGGTCAGGGGTGCCAAGCAGCGATGCTAGTTCGGCGACGATACCTTTTGTAGAGTCTGCGTCGAGTGTGTGGATATGGCGAACTTCGGACCGAGAGATGAATGCGCCGTGATATTTCATAATGGCAACCGTTGCCGCTATCCGTTCTGACGCCTTGCTGGCAGTTTCAGCTTCTTCGTATAGATGAACCAAGCATTCTTCGACTGCTTCCTTGCCGTCCAATAACCACTTTCTATCGATCCATTCGTTCAATAGACTGATCGCACGGGCAACCTTTGCATTGTAAAGTAGTTTGCAGCCATCGACTGCCAAACTATCAACTTCCCTATCCGGGTCCACATCATAAGCTCTCGCGTATGCGGTGGCTTTTGGTAGTCCGGAGACATGCAGGATGGAGAAGGCACGCTGCTTATGAGTTAGCTCATCAAGCGCCCGCTTGATCTCAGTGGGCCACTTAACAGGAGCATCGGCATTGTCCGCTACTTCCTCTATGATGCGCTGGGCACGCGTTGTGA